CATTAATACTTCTAGTCATTATTTAACTATTGAAAACCAAGAACATATAAGAGTACTAACAATTAAAGAAGAAGTACAAGCGCTGCAAGATGAGATTGCAAGAGATAAAGATAACACAACATTGGCGAGGTTTATCCGCAACCTAGAAAGCCGTGTGTATGCGCAACTGTCAAGACAGATGGTAGATAACCTGTTTGGTGAAACCCCAAAGACAGAAGGTACTATTGAATTAGAAGGGAACACTATCTCCTATGGTAGTGATGGTGATTTTATAACATTAACGGTGGTTGACGCAGATGGCACTACGACTGATATTACCCTGCCTATTGGTTCTTTTACTTTCTAACTGTGTTGCCTTTGATCAGTTCGATAATACTTACGAACAAAGATACAAAATAAATAGCACAGCAAAAGTTAATGAGTTACACCTAAAAGAGTTAATTGACGTAGCTGCACCTGTCGTTAGGCCTATTGTCGCTGTTTATGCTAATTCATTTACAGACCAAACAGGACAAAGAGCAAGTAATTCAGAATTTGCGTTATTCAGTACGGCACTGACACAAGAGCCATCCGCACTGTTAATTCGAGCTTTAAAACACGCTAGTAGTGGACAATTTTTTAGAGTAGTTGAAAGAGTAGGATTAGACAATCTTACAAAAGAACGACAGCTAATACGGTCAGCAAGGGAGCAGTTTAAAGAAAAGTCTAACCCATTACAACCATTACTTTTTGCGGGTGTGTTAATAGAGGGGGCAGTTATAGCGTATGACACCAATTTGACTACGGGTGGAATTGGTGCTAGATATCTAGGTATAGGTAAGAGTGTCCAGTACAGAGAAGATAAAGTTACAGTGTCTTTACGAATGGTTTCTGTAGCTACTGGAGAAGTGTTAATAGAGGTCTTAACCCACAAGACTGTATTTAGTTACGGTCAAGCAGAAGACGTATTTATCTTTTTAGACACGGGTACAGAACTTTTAGAAATAGAAAATGGCAGTTCGAGTAATGAATCAATAACTGTAAGTTTGATGATGGCTATAGAAGGAGCTGTTTTAGAACTTATTAATATAGGGTACGAAAGGAGTTTTTGGGAACATGAATAAAATAATTAGTATTTTTATATTTTTAGCTTCATATGGAATAGCGCAAGCGCAAGACAACGAGATATATGTTGATCAATCAGGTGCTACTGCAAACATTGATTTTGAGCAACTAGGTACAGGAAACCTAATCACAGGCTTAACGGGCGTTTCTAATACACCTACGGCACTTGATTTGGATGGTGCAACAATGACGTTGGATATTAATATGATTGGGTCTACTAACAAATTCCTTGGGGATATGTGGGCAGATACTTTTACTGGTCTATATAGTTTCACAGGTAGCACTAATACATTCACAGTCAAAATTGACCCTACTAATACCTATGGCGCAGACAGCAGTAATCAAAATGTGCAAGTAACAGGCAGTAGCAATACACTTGTCTTAAATCAAGCGACTACAGCCTTAGCGGATAGCTTAGACCTTGATTGGTTAATTCAGGGATCAAGCAACACAATTACAGCCAACATTGATATTGATAATGCCACCAACTTTATGGATATTGACGGTTCTGATAACACGGTTACTTATGATGGTGACGGTGTGACAGCTAGTGCAGGGGGGTATATGTATTTAGACCATACTGGCGGCAGCAGAGCCTTTAATATACAACAGAAAAGTACGTTAAATAATGATTGGGTTAAGATTAATTCTATTGGTAGCAGTGGTACTGTTTGCGTCATCCAAAACGACCAAGGCACAGCAGTCAGTTGTTGATATTGGCGGTGTGTCTGAGTTAAACGGTAACGCACAGGTACTAAGAGACAAGCCATATGATGCAACAGTAGACTTTGCTATACAGAGCAATGATGAAGCTGTGACTACAGATGGCAGAATGGCTATTACATTTCTAGATGATAGCACCGTAAGACTTACAGAGCATTCACAGTTATATATAGATGAATATATTTACGACCCAGACCCCTCTAAATCTAAGATGGCTCTCACATTTGGATTGGGTACAGCCAGATTTATAACTGGCAATCTTAACCGCATATCTAAACAAAATATAAAGCTGCGAACACCGACAGCTAACATTGCTATACGAGGCACAGACTTTACAGCTACAGTAGATGAGCTAGGGCGTAGTCTTATTATTTTATTACCTGACGAGTTTGGTCTTTCAAGCGGTGAAATAGAAGTTGTAACGGCTATGGGTAGCGTGTTGCTTAACAAACCTTTTCAAGCCACAACTGTATCTGTATTTGAGTCAGCCCCTAGTAGTCCTGTGATACTAGACCTATCACTAGATATGATAGACAATATGTTGATTGTTTCACCACCAAAACAAAACGTAGAATTTATTGAACAACAAACTACACAGACAGCAAATATATTAGATTTTAATGGTTTAGATATTGATTATTTAGCCGAAGATTATTTGGCAGAAGACGAATTAGAATTTACAGAGTTAGATATTAACTATTTAGATGTAAATTTTTTAGAAGACCTATTAAATGTTATTGACGCGCTTGCGTTAAATAAACAAGAAGATGCTTTACAAAGTACGGGCACTGTTAAGATTACAGGTACAGAATTTGGTCAAGACAAAGATACGCAGGTTACTACATTTATTACTGGAGAAACATTAAGTATACAACGTAACGTTAGTAATTTTGTGCAGGTAGATATTGATAAATCAGAAGGCTACACCGTTATATTTACTCAAGACGGTGTAACCAGAGCTATTACTATTAATGGTGGTGGCACTAATACTATAACAATAAGCCAAGGCAGCTAATGAAAAAGTACATTGTTCTTATACTGGCAGTTCTAAGTGTCCCTATGATAATGCAAAGCACACCGACTGAGGTTTTAAAATTAAGGACATTTGATGCTTTGGTCTACACTCCTCCTGCTAGTGGCAACTTTACAATATTAAACATAACTGAAGACGATGTTGAAAATGAGGGTGGTTATCCTTTTCCTCGTAATAGGCTTGCTGAAATTCACAAAACTATATTAGAGAACGGTGCAATGGGCGTTGGCTGGGTTATGTCGTTTCCACAAAGTGATCGGTTTGGTGGCGATATAGAGTTTGCACAACAATTAATAACCTCACCAAGTGTTATAGCAATGTTTGAAAATGGCAAAGGTGTTTACCCTACACCTACAGGAACAGTCGTAAAGGGCGATGATGTTGGTGGTGTGTTTACTACTGGTGTAAAATCTAATATAGAAGTCTTAGCGTCAAGCAGCCTACAAGGCATTGCGGTAGCTCCTACTGAGGTTGATAATCTAGTAAGAAGAATACCTCTACTACTCAGAACACCAGATGGATGGGTAGCCTCGTTTGGTACGCAAGTTCTAAAGGCAATAACAGGAGCTAGAAGCTACATTATAACTACAAACGAAAATGGCATACAAGAAATAGCAGTTCGAGGATTGCCGCCTGTCAAGACCGATAGCTTTGGGCGTAAATGGATTAGTTGGGTAAAGACCAGTGAAACCACACTTTCTGAGATGGATGTAAAAGATAAATATGTGTTCATAGGTGTAACTGCTAACGGAGTAATGCCTCAAATTGCAACGCCTGTTGGTTTAGTAGAACCTCATTATATACAAGCTGCTTTAGCTGAATCTATGCTCGTTCCTAATAGTCCTTACATACCAGATTATGCACTAGCAGCAGAGCTAGGTATATTTATAGCTACAGTGTCCCTCACATGGCTACTACTGCATGTGTTCGGCATTACATGGGGACTTATGTCAGCAGGGGCAATTATGTCTCTGACAGCCTATCTAGGGGTTTATCTTGTACAGCAGGGTATTCTTATAGATGTGACTTGGACAATGGTCAGTCAGTTTATTACAGCGACAATAGCTTTTTATCTGAGATTTAGGCAGCAGTTCAAATTAAGACAACAAATTAAAAAACAATTTGAGCATTACCTAGATCCCAGACAGGTTAAACAATTACAGGATAAACCAGAGCTATTGGTTCTCGGCGGTGAAAAACGATACGCAACTTTTTTATTTACAGATGTGCGAGGATTTACTAGTATGTCGGAGACTTTACCTCCAGAGCAAGTTGCTTACATAATGAACAAAGCTTTAACAGCTCAACAATATGCTGTGCAAAACAACGGCGGTATGGTAGATAAGTATATTGGTGACGCGATGATGGCTATTTTTAATGCACCACTAGATCAAGAACGCCATGAAGAGTTAGCGGTGCAGACGGCTTTAGATATAGAAACTAACATGCTTGTTCTTAATAAAGAGTTAAAGGAACAGGGGCTGCCAAAAATAGTTATAGGTATAGGTATTAATAGTGGGGAGGCTGTTATAGGCAATATGGGCAGTGACACAAGATTTGATTACACAGCCATTGGTGACGCTGTAAACACCGCAGCAAGACTAGAGAGCTCTACAAAAGAATACGGCGTTGATATATTAATAGGAGAGTCTACTATTAACAAAATAACTCAAAAGTATAAGTATGTTAGAAGTATAAATGTAAAAGGTAAAAGAAAAGCTTTGAAAGTTTACACTATTTAAAGGAAAGAAAATGCTATCATCACTAATAGGGCCAGTCACTGGATTACTTGATAAGTTTATCCCTGATAAAGATCAAGCTGCTAAACTCGCTCACGAAATAGCAACGATGAGTGAAAAAGCGGCTGCTGAAAATGCCATAGCTCAACTTGAAGTTAACAAGGCTGAAGCCCAGTCAGGCTCTTTATTTATTGGAGGGTGGCGCCCTTTTACCGGCTGGGTGTGTGGAATTGGTTTAATGTATAATGTAATCTTGTCACAGTTCCTAGCTATATGGTTTGAAGTACCAACAGTAGATCCGTCATTGCTAACTCCTGTACTTATGGGTATGCTTGGTATGGGAGCTATGAGATCATATGAAAAGAAAAATGCAGTAGCAAAGGAAAAATAATGGCTGTTAAAAAGAAATCAACCGTTAATAAGGCAGGTAATTACACTAAACCTACAATGCGTAAAAGTCTTTTCAATAGAATTAAAGCGGGAAGTAAGGGCGGTAATGCAGGTCAATGGTCTGCACGTAAGGCTCAAATGCTTGCCAAACAATATAAAGCTAAAGGAGGAGGTTACAAATGAAAGGCGTTAAACATTATAAAAAAGATGGTACTGAACATAAAGGCAGTTCACATAAAATGGCTAATGGTACTTTACACACCAACAAGTCTCACACTAAAACAAGTGTAAAACTATTTCACTTTAAAGATTTAAGTAAAAAAGCTAAAGTAAAAGTTAAAGGCAAAAAATAGTGGCGCTCGCAAAATCTCAGAAGTCTTTAAAAAAATGGACTAAACAGAAGTGGAGAACTCCTAGTGGTAAGAAGTCTTCTAAAACTGGAGAAGTTTATGCGCCGTCTGCAACCATTAAAAAACTTAAATCAACTGCGGCAGGTAGAAAAAAATTAGCTGCGGCAAACAAAAAGAAAAGAAAGGCCACTGCTAAGGGTAAACAATTCGCTAGTCATGGTCTACATAAGGGAAAGAAACGTACATGAGTAATAAATTAATTAGGCAGCTTAAACGCCACGAAGGTATGAAGCTAAAGCCGTACCGATGCACGGCAAAAAAACTCACAATTGGAATTGGTAGAAATCTTGAAGATGTTGGTATCTCTGAGGATGAGGCCGAAACACTATTAAGACATGATATTATTGAAGCTACAAAGCAGCTATTAAATGCTTTTCCTTGGATGGGTGCGTTAAATGACGCTCGTATATCAGCGCTAATTAACTTTACATTCAATGTAGGTATTGGAACAGTTAAAAAGTTTAAAATTACCTTGGGTCATTTAAAGAATCATGCATTTGAAGAAGCCGCCGATGAGATGTTAACCTCACGTTGGAGTGAGCAAGTTGGAGAGCGCTCAAAAGAAGTGACTGAACAACTTAGAACCGGTAAGTGGGCCAGTTAAATAAAAGTATTAGACTATTTTTTATATATGAGGTATGTTATGAACGAAGAAACTAACTCTCAAGTAACAACATGTGGAACATGTGGTAACACTTTTGATGCATCAGAAATAGATAATTATCCTTGCTGTGATAACCTTGAAGAGGTTAAGGAGAGTGTAACTGTACGTATTACTCCGCTCCCACCAGTGTTAGGGACTACTTTTAGGTGATAATATGCCACTACAAAAATTGTTGTTTAAGCCCGGAATAAACAGAGAAATTACTAGTTATAGTAATGAAGGTGCATGGGTTGATGCAGATAAAATTAGATTTCGCCAAGGATTCCCTGAGAAAATAGGTGGTTGGGAAAGTATATCCTCTGCTACGTTTTTAGGTGTATGTCGGTCTTTAAAAGCTTGGGTTACTCTCGGTGGTGTTGACTTGTTAGGAGTAGGAACTAACCTAAAGTTTTACTTAGAACAAGGCGGGAAATACAACGATATAACTCCTATAAGAGCCACTAATAGTTTAACAAATCCTTTTACAACCGTTAACAACAACACTGTTGTAACAGTTACAGACGCTACAGCAGGATATGAAAATGGGGATTTCGTTACACTTAGTGTTGCTAGTGCTGTTGGTGGGTTAACTCTAAACGGTGAATTTCAGATAACTTATATTGCTGGTAATACTTATACCATAGTATCTCCCACTGCTGCTACTTCTGGCGCAACAGGCGGTGGTTCAGTAACAGCAACATATCAAATTAATATCGGTGCTTCTGTTGGCGTACCTATTGTAGGTTGGGGTGCTGGCGCTTGGGGACTTGGAGTTTGGGGAACTGGAGGTTCTTCGGTAAAACCTATACGTCTTTGGTCACAAGCTAACTTTGGACAGAGTTTAATATTTGGTCCTCGTGGTGGAAGTATATTCTTTTGGGACGGTAGTGGGAGTAGTAGTACAAGAGGAGCGCTAGTTTCTGGTATTTCAGGTGCTAGTGGAGTGCCTACGGTACAAAACCTATTAATTACTTCTGACGCTAGTCGGTTTGTGTTTTGTATTGGGACAAATCCAATTGGTACTACTACACAAAATCCTATGCATGTTAGGTGGTCATCACAAGAAGATTTTCTCGACTGGACTCCTTCAGCAGTTAATCAAGCAGGTAGTCTGACGTTATCTCGTGGTAGTGAACTAGTAGCCGTTATGCAAGCACGACAAGAAATTCTTATCTGGTCTAATTCCGCCTTGTATTCGTTTCAATATGTTGCACCTCCCATTGTATGGTCTTCGCAATTAGTTGGAGATAATATATCTATCGCTTCACAAAACGCTATGGCTTATGCTAACGGTACAGCTTATTGGATGGGCAAAGATAAATTTTATAAATACGACGGACGTACTCAACCGTTACCATGTGATGTACGACGTTATGTGTTTGCCGATATTAATCCTCAACAATATGATCAAGTGTACGCAGGTACTAACGAAGGTTTCCACGAAGTATGGTGGTTTTACTGCTCTTCTGCATCTAAGACTAATGATAGATACGTGGTATATAACTACTTAGAAAATACATGGTACTATGGTACTATGGGACGTACAGCGTGGTTAGATACTGGAGAAAGACCTTCACCAATAGCTGCTACATACAATAACAAACTTGTTGTTCAAGAAGTTGGGTGTGATGATGCGGAAACAACTTCTCCTGTAGCGATCCCTGCTTATGTATCATCAGGGCAATTTGATCTAGATGAAGGAACTAATTTTTCTTTTGTGTGGCGTGTGTTACCAGACTTAAACTTTGATGGGTCTACCACTAGCGCTCCTTCAATAGATATGAGTTTATTGCCACAGGCTAATTCTGGTTCTGGGTATAATGATCCATTATCGCAGGGAGGGTCAAACGAAGGAGCCGTTACACGTAGTAGCGTAGTTCCTGTAGACCAGTACACAGGACAAGTTAATGTAAGAGTTCGTGGTAGACAAATGGCGTTTAAAATTGAATCTTCTGGTGCAGGGGTTAAATGGCAGTTAGGCTCACCTAGAATAGATTTACGTCCAGATGGGAGGCGGTAATGGCTAATAACAACCACATAGTAGGGTTTCGCGCTCCTGCTTTACCTTATCCACCTCAAGAATATAGACCGTTTCAATTTGAAGAGTTCAACAAAGTTTTGCGTTTGTATTTTAATCAGGTAGACACTGCCTTACGAGATAAATCTTTAGCTCAACAATCTGATGCAATGGGATGGTTTATAGGTTAATGGCAAACACGTACGTAAATGCAAAACTAGATTTGACAGCAACAAGTGTGACTACGTTGTACACTTGCCCTGCGTTAACAACGGGAGTAGTAAAGTCTATTTTGGTGTCGGAAGACACGGGTAACGCAGATACAATAACTGTAACAATAACAAACGGCTCAACTGTATTTAGTCTGTTTAAAGTTAAAGCAATCGGGGCTAATACTACGGTAGAACTACTAACCGCCCCTTTGATTGTACAGGCTGGAGAAATATTAAAAGTGACAGCGGCTACCGCTAACAGATTGCATGTTGTGGCAAGTATACTGGAGATTACTTAGGTGTCGTTAGATAATAATATAAATAGACAACTTACAGATATAAATGATAGTATATCACGGTTGATTGGAGATTTAAAATATGGCTTGGACTGATACACTTGCAAAAGTAGGTAGTTACGTAGTAGATAATGGAGGAGAACTAACTAAACTTGGTAAAATGGCTAGTCTTGGTGGTGGTATCCTTTTGAATAAAAGTGGTTTAGCTGATCCTAATATACCTACATCAGGGTATCAAGGTGGAATTCCTAACCTAGATTTTAATAGAGAGCAACTTCCGGTAGTTCCTAGAGATTACACACAAGATAATTTTGGGCGGGATCATTTTACTCGTGGTGAATTTAACCCCGCTAAGGGTCAAGGAAGTATTATCAATGCTGATGCCTTTGGCGCACAAAATGTTGCCCCTGCTGGTTATGGTTCTATTAGTGGTGGTGGTAATGGTATACTTGGTACGGGTATTTCTGGTGGTGATCTTTTAACTGGTGGTTTAACAGCTTTATCACTTAACGAACTTACAAACGGAGCTTTGTTTGACTATGCAGGTAAGGGCATAAATGCCGTAGGCGGAGGTTTAAAGGCGGGTGCTAATGCGTTAGGTATTGGTGGTGCTCCTAGTGGTATACCAAACGCTAGTGCTAATATTGCTAATTTTCTACCCGCTAACCCTATTGGTGCTATACCAACAGCAGCTTTTGATATGGCTGTGGGTGGTGCTAACGCTGCTAGTGGTATTGCAGGTGTTAATGCTGCTAGTCAGACCGCTGCTAATCTAGGGGGTAACATAGCTGCGTTTGGAGCAGATAAAGCTGCTTCTACTGGTTATGGTTCTATTGTTGGTAATAGTCCCGCAGCAATCGAAGCAGCAACTTTTGATATGGCAAGTAAACCGATTACTAACGCAACTATAGACGCTATAGGGCCAGAAGTAGCCTCAAAAGTAGGTTTAAAAATAGGTGCTCTTCCTACAGCGGCTCAAGTAGCGTACTTAACCCCTTATTTTCTTGCGGCACGGTACGGTACGGAGTTAGTTGGTAAACATATAATAAAACCTATTGCTCGTGGTGTATTTGGTTTTGGTAGTGAAGAAACTAAAAAAGGAAAAGAATTATCTAAATTTGCTAAAGAAAGTGGCTTAAACAAGTTTAAAAATATGGCTACTGATTCTATGGGTATAAAAGATGCCACATACCAAGATTATATTGAGTCACAACGCCCACCTACTTCACCATTTGATGCAGAAATGGCTGCTATCGGCGACGCAGGTGATAGAGACTATGAAGAGGAGCAAGTTGTTAACATGTTCCAAACACCCCAAGGCAAAGCTCAGATGGCTAAATATTATGCTGATAACCCAAAGTTTTTTACTCCTGAAGGTAAAAGAATTTTCCCTGAAAGTGATATGGGTGACTTACAACGTGCAAGTGCCGCTTACAATGAGCAGCCAATCTTCGGTAGAGATATGAGAACAGGCGTAAATCCAATGTCTGAATATATTACTAACGTAATGAATAAAGATGACTATGGACGAATAATGGGTAAACCACGTTTTATGAACGCTGGTGGTATAGTAGGAAACAATCCAAACCCTAATGGATATTTCTTAGGGGGTATAACTGACGGTATGACAGACGAAATCCCTGCTAGTATTAACGGTGAACAACCAGCCGCATTGAGTGACGGAGAATTCGTAATCCCTGCCGATGTAGTTAGTCATTTTGGTAACGGCAACTCAAATGCTGGAGCTAAATTATTGGAAAAAATGATGGCTGAAATACGGGACGATAGTACAGGCAGTAAAAAACAACGCAAACAAATTAATCCGCAAAAATATATAAGTAGATTAGGATAAGGAATTATTATGGCAGGTCCATTAGATCAAGGATTTTTAAACTCAAGCTCTGTAGTAGGACAACCTGCGGGAGTAGAAAATACACTATCTAGTTATATAGGTCCCTACGCTACCACTATGCTAGGTAAAGGTGCGGCGGTAGCTAATCAACCGTATCAAGGTTATAAAGGGCAAATATCTGCTGGATACTCTGACTTGCAAAACCAAGCCTTCCAAGGGTTGGCTAACCTTACTGTGCCAACAGGACAAATGGGGGCATATCAACCTAGATCTTTTACAGGGCAAACTCCGCAAATACCCGGTGCTCAACAGCCTATGAATCCTATGATGGGTCAACCTATGAATCCTATGATGGGTCAACCTATGAATCCTATGATGGGTCAACCTATGAATCCTATGATGGGTCAACCTATGAATCCTATGATGGATATGGCTGCACCACAAGTAGGTCAACAAGGTATGCAATCCCTAATGCGATCAGGTCCATATCAAGCTCCTACTCCTAAGCCATACAATCAGCAAGAACGTACACAAAAACACAATAACTA